AAGCCGTGCGTTTGAAGATGGGTACAGATGTGGAAAGCGTGTACCAGTGGCTGACTGTAAAACATACAAATGTGAGTTCATGCTAGGCAATCATGATTTAATCTATCCGTTTGAGACAAGAATGGAGGTTGCTAAGGAAAGACTTGCAAGGATGCTTGCTGAACATATCATCAATGACATGGAGCTTGGTCATGAAATCCGATATGGTAATGAAGTTTGGACGGCAATGGTTCCGGTTGGAAAAACCGAACGTGTGGTCGTAAGCCGTGGGCAAATGTGGTTCTGAGGGGAAAAGAATGGACGTATGGAAAAAGGGTTCCGATATGCGGGCAGTCAGCCATGTGGCATGCTTTGAACCTAATGGGAGTGTAAATATGAATAAAGCAGATGAAGAGAAGTGGTGGGTCTTCACGTTTGGCTGCGGTCACGAACATGCCGGTTACTATGTGAAGATCAGAGGATCTTACTCAGAAGCTAGAGAAAAGATGGTTAAGAAATACGGAATCAAATGGGCATTCCAATATTCATGGGAAGAATGGCAGAAGATTGTTGCTGATATGGATATGTGGTATCAGCCTCATGAAGAAGAGCTTGAGGTGATCGAATGAGCAGAAAAGGATTGATTGCTGCATTGTTCTCCATGGCACAGCTATCTGATAGAGATCAGGAAAGGCTTAATCAATGTATTACCTGTGTAAGGGATATCGAAGCATGTCAGTTTGAAGAGGAAGATGAGAACGGCATGTGCACAAAGTGGATTGATAGGGATTCAGCCTATGACAGTATGGTTACCTTCCTTAAAGCTCTGAATGAAGCAGAAGGAAAAGGTCAGAGAGAATATACCTGTCCGCTGTGCGGTGGTACGGTCAAATGGTCCAAATCAAGCTATAACGGTCATATATTTGCGAGATGCGATAAATGCGGAATGGTAGTCAGAGAATAAACCGTAAAGCCGAGGAAAAAGCAGATCACATTACAGAACATTTTGATACGATGACGTTAGAGGACGGGCTATGAAAGCAGATGACAGAAAAATGGTGAACTGGTACAAAGCGCAACTGAAGTCTTACATCTGTTCAGAGCCAGTTCGCAAAAAAATTGAAAGTAGACTTTCTGAGCTTGATAACCTCCTAAATTACCATAGCCCTCCCTTGTCATCTGATGTTCATGGATCTGCAAAAACCCATGATCAAAAGCTTGCTGATTACATTACGAAAAGAGACCGCTTTATAGCTCAATTAAAGTCGTTCCAGGAGGAACAGAAAGTTGTTGAAGCAATACTCAATCTGATTCCAGAAGACACTAGAAACATGATTCTACGGGTCCATAGAGGCAAACGAACGATTGAAGGGGAAGCGGTCAGAGCAGGAATGTCAAAAAACAACATTCAGCAAGAGATCGATAGAGAAATACTGAGAGCAGTGAAAGAGTATCTGAACACTGTGGTATAATCTGATCGATGTTCAAGAGGGATCAGATCATCATTTGAAGAGGCACACATTGACTGCCGTGTGTCTCTTTTTTTGTCCTAAATAAACACCAACGGTGACCAACGGTGACCAGTGGTGACCGATAAGGATAATGATACTGATACTGATAATGATACTGATACTGATATGGATATTGATACTGATACTGATACTGATACTGATACTGATACTGATACTGAAAAAGATAAAGAGAAGGACAGGGGTTAGGAAAAGGATAAGGATTCTTAAGGGAAGGGAGAAACCTATATTTCGCCGAAAACAAAAAAAGAGGGATACCCTTGCGAGTACCCCTTTTAGAATGCCTTGTTAGCTGTTTATTCGGGCCAGTCTTCCGGATCTGATTTATTTGTGAAGATCTCCGGATGTTCCTGTGCGTATCGTCTGAGGCAGTCTTTAAACCACTGTGCTTTGTGCGGGATCGCTTGATAGATTTCTACCAGCTCCGGTTCTGTTACTTTGTTCAGCTTGAACGCAACCTGTATCTTGTTTTCTTTGTCGTATTTACGATCATATTCAATCTTGTTTTTTACCCACTTGGGAAGTTCTGCCATGATGATTTCCTCCTGTTTAGAATGTATCACTCACAAGGTATCCTGTAAATGGAATCATTACAATATAGGTCTATATTTTTTAAGCAGATTTACCAGTGTATGCATGATGTTGTCACGTTCTGCTCTAGTAATAAGTGCGAAATGCAATACACAATCGATGACTCCCATTGTTTCTAAAATTGTGAAATGTGCATAAAGCGTGTCGTCTTTGTCGATATACTCGATGACTTTGTTCATCTTGAAGAGGATGTCTTCGTCAAACATGCTGAGCAGCACTGATGCAATTGTCGTTTTCTCCATATTTCCTCCTGTGCCGGTGCTTAAGGTGACCGGCTAACCTATGGATGATTACCTGATTACAAGCTCAAGGATCGGATCACAGTCTTCTGAATAGCTGATGTTAAGCATATCAATGTAACGGTTGCCGTAAATGCTATTGCCGTTGTTCCGCTCATATTCAGCTGCATCGACTCTTTCAAGAAGCTTGAAGTCATATGAGTAGAATTCAATGAATGCCGGTTCGTAAGCTAAGAGCTTGAGAAGGCTTTTTACTTTGATGTTCGGCTTTAACATGCTGTTTTCCTCCTTAGATTGCAAAACCGTCTTTGATGTATCTCTTGAAGACTCTTGTGAAGTGATCGGTGGTTTCCTTGAACCCTTCAGGATCTGAAGCGATAAACTCAAAATCATCTTCCTGTGGTTCATCGGGTACTCCCAATGTTACCCAGGAAAAATATGCATCTTCGTTGTTCATGTTGATCATGATTTCATGCATTGCCTTTAATAAATCGATACGCTGCTGTGTTTTGTTCATGTTGTCCTCCTATGTTCATTTGCAATATATCTATGCAAGTGTACCCCGTCAATTATAATTATTTATCGATGTTTGTGATGTTCTCCGGTGCCAGTCTTTCCGATGTCTGAATAACTGCACCGACAAAAGCTGTGAAAATGAGTGTCATCATGATGATGATTGCAAAACCGATCATAAGCGACTGTTTGAAGATCTCCGCTGTATCGGGCTTGAAGTTTGTATACAGGTGTTCATATAACCGATCACTGAGAAGATCCGCTTCTCCTGTATAGTCTGTTCCTTCATCTACGATGTTGTCGAACCATTCAGCCATGCATTTTGTGCCTTCAGGGCTGCTGAGATTTCTTTCAATTTCGATGTATGCATCTTTGAATGAGTTGTAGCAGTCATTGAATTCATACGGATCATATGCGCTGATATAGTCAACGATGTCCAGAATAAGATCATTTGTTTTCATGTTGTCCTCCTAAAGATAGTTTTCAAGGATGCTCATGGCATCGTATATGATGCTCTGGCAGTCGTAGATGTCGCCGATCTGATCATCGATTTCGTCATATCTTTCCTGTTCTTTTTCTGTGAGATCCCTGTCATGGTCAATTGCTTTGTCTTCAATGGCATCCTGTTTTTCTCTCAAGCTATCGATAATCTGCTCTAAGTCGCCTATCATCTGTTCAAGCTTGTTGTATTGTGCTGTTAATTTCTTCATGTTGTCCTCCGTTCATGCCGGTGCTTGAAGGTGACCGGCTAACCTGTTTGTTATTAGCTGTATTTACGGCAAGGCAGAACCATTACACGATAGTCTGATGTTACTTTTGTTAATGGCTTGAAGTTGCCGACTGTCTGAAATACTTTGTCTTTGAAGATGTCAATTTTCTTGACTGCAGCATATACACCGGATGATTCATACAAGTCATTTTCTTTTACTGACTGATTGAAATTGACGGTTTTATCACCGTTCCAGTCAGTGTTGTTGATGAATTTCATCAGATCCGGTGATTCACGATCCATGCTGTATTCTTTGCCATTTTTGATAGCTGTTACGTTATCCAGTTTCCCGTTTTCCTTCAGCTGAAGAAGAAGCGGAACAGTATCGGACAGCTGCATCATGTCATCTGCGGATAATTCCATAAGCATGTATGAATCAGTCATGATGTATTTATCATCTGCCTTCTGAATGCATACCCGATCAGCCTTGACCATGTGTTTTACTGCCTTTGTGATATCCGGATTGACAGCGGATTTCTTCCCGCCGAAAATGATCTTCTTTTGTGCTGATGATTCATATCTGCCATGTTTTAATTCAACCAGGAAGAATTCACAAAGATCTTTGTCATCTTTGCACCATTCTTTATAGAATTTTTTCAGATCAGCACATGGCATGTTCAGTAATCCTGTAATGCTGAATTTACCCTTGATCCGTTCATTCAGATGAATAGTGATAGTGTTGTCTGTTCCTGTTTCATAGCACGGGTAAACCATTGTGACAGGTTCCGGAAGGCTTGCGGGTTCCTGTTTCGGTTCCTGTTCCGGTGCATGGATTGTTTCAACGATCGGAACACCGTTAAATGTGCAGTCAGTGATTCTGAAAACATAATATTTTCTGCCTTTGAAAGTGAGCTGTACACCGTGTGATCCTTTTGTTAAGCGATAACCGGCACTCTGCAGCTGGTAGAATGTCAACCATGCACCACCGCCGGCAGCGTTCAGCTTTTCAAGATTTGTTCCTGTGTATTCCCTGTTAGTTGTAAAGTTATAAGCGTTCATGATATCCTCCATAATCTGCTTTTAATAGCATCTATCCATATCCTGATGACAGGGTACAGATAGACGGTATTAACCGCCTGTTTTGTTCACTTGATCAGAAGATCATACAGTTTTGCTTTCAGCTGTATTATTTGCTGTTCAAGATCCTGTACTTTTGCGTTCAGTGTTTCATTGACTGTTAACTGTTCATTGTATTTGTCGGTTAACTTCACGATTTCTTGCATCCGGTCATTGTGCTCTTTGTTCAGATCTTCTTGCAGCTGGTTAATCTTCTTTTTCTGTTCATCGATCTGTTTAGCCTGTTCTTTGTTCTCAACAAGAAATGATTCTTTATGCCTTTGTGCTGCATCCCGTTCAGCTTTCATTGATCCTAACCAATCACAATCAATGTTTGTCGCTGCCATTTCTACGCATCCATCAAATGCGGTTGCTACGTATCCATCCGGATCACAAGCGTTCAGAATGTTTTCAATCTGTGAAAGAGCTTTTCTTTCCTGTTCTTTTGTCATCATGTTGTTTTCCTCCGTTTTCTGCACTCTGCATTTGCCCAGGCTTGTGACTGTTAACCCGCCGATACAGGTTAGCTGCATTACAGAAAAGGGCTGTTAAGCCCTTGAATCAATAACCCTGTTCAATCATGTAATTGCATGTTTCACAGATGATATCTGAAGAGTCGAGGATATCCTGAATATCACTGTCAACATTTCCGGAGTTTAACAAATAGTATTTTGTTTCTTTGCCGTAAAGATCCATGATTTCCGATTCGCTGCAGCTTTCAAGATTTCCGGCACCGTTGAAAGTTACGTATTCATCACTGTATGAATAATTACCGAAAAGTGAAACTCTTACGATTTCATCCGGTGTCATTCCATAAAGCATGTCATTTAACTCTTCCGGTGTGTTTTCTGCATACCATTCTGTATAGCAGTTATCAGACAGGTAGTTGTTAACATCCGAAACAGTCGGATCATTCATGACTTCTTCAGCCAGGTAAATATCAAGCTCTGCTAATCCAACTTCACCGTAGCGGTCATACTGGGTAAGCATGTAAGCGTGATTCACGATTTCATCGATTGTAAGCGGTGTTTCTTCTTCCATTTTTGCGGAAACGAATTTTCTGATATTTTCTAACATTTTCTTGTCCTCCATTTCTGTTAGTTTTCGGCGGGATTTACTCCCATATGAACCGGTTTTAAGATCCGGCAATCTATGAAGTGAGCTGCTGATTTTCTTTTCACGTATCAGCCTATACCCATTGCAAGGGTAGAACGTTAACCAAAAAAAATATAGTTTGTAAGCGACAACCTAACGCAAGCGATACAATCGATAGAGCTTTCATGTGACTTACTTATGAGCCTCCGCCAACTAGAGAATGCAGAGTTGACTATAAGCAGTATCACCCGATCAAGCCCACTTCACAGCGGTCAGGATCAGCAGCTCTATACGAGCCTACCTGTGATAGGTGATTCAGTTTTCAAAGATCGGTTTGTGTTGCTGTTTTTCTTGATGCACCTACAATATAGCCTTTACATTCTACCCTGTCAATAGGCAAATTGAAATTTTTTGAATTTTTTTTCGACTGGCAGCCGATCAGCCCGAAAACAGGGAAAAAAGCGGATTGAATATCCTTATATATGGGAAAAAATCAGAAGAAAATGAGCAGAAACGGGAGGCAATCGGAACAGATCGGAACAGATCAGCCCGAAAAGCAGAAGAAGAAAAGCAGCTGCAGCAGATCGGGAAACGATCCCAGAAGAAGCACAGCCCGCCGAAAATCAAAAGAGAAGAAGAAACAGCCAGGAAGCAGACAGCCGGAAGGCAGCCGAGCCGAAAATCAGAAGAAAACAGGCATAAACAGCACGATTTCAAGATAAAGCTATAAGCAAAGTATTCTCATTCACTTATGATCCGGCAACGCTGCACCGCTTCCGATTGACTGCAGATCAGGAGCAAAGAAGACCAAAACCGATGTTATATAGCCGATCACAGAAGGCATGAAAAGACAGTCAAACCAGTGATCGACCACACCGGAAAAAAGGATCTTCAGACCGCCGAGCCGCTGCCGATCTCAGCCGAACACACTATCGATAGACTACATAGAGTATTCATTACATAGTAACTATTCTACAAGTAGTGCATATTGGTAAATCTTGGAAGAATAGAGCGTAAATATAACGATAAATACTGCAGATTTTAACTAATGATCATAACTTTGTAGATATCTTATGTTATCCCTTCCTTTAATGGTTCCCCTTCAGACTGGCAGACGAGGCAGCACAGGGAGGAGGCAGGAGGAGGAGACAGGAGGAGCACCCAGGGGAGGGAGGGGAGGAGGTGCAGGGTCTTTTTCACCCCGTGGCGTTGGAACCTATATATAGTGTTGTTGTTTGGTTTCTTTCCCGGAGACAGAAAGTCCTTTCCTGAGCGGGTTTCGTTTCCTGCTATCTCCTGCTATCCTGTGCACTCGAATATCGAAAAATACGGGGTTTTATCAAATTTCCTGCTACCACGTGCTACCACAGTCATTTTGAGGGGTATGGGGTCAGGAGTCCCGTTTGGAGTCACATAGAAAAATATTTGTGCACAAAAAAATACAGTATTTTCGTAAATAATAATATTATGCGAAGTAGTAAGAGTATGAAGAAGATAATGAGTGAAGGTACAGTGTACTGGATCAACGAAGACAATATAGAGTTTGTGGCAGAGATGCGGGAAGACTATGCGGTGCGTTTTGTGAGTGGCACGGTTATGCGTGTTGACGAGCAGACAGCGAAAGACCTGATAGGAGGTTATGATGCCAAGAAGAGAAAAGATGTTCAATCTCGATCTAAAGCCGTCAAAGTTCGAGAATAAGGTGCATCGGTACTTCGAGCAGGACCCGCCGTATACGTTTGCGGGACTGTACCTGTATCTCGGAGTAAGCGAGAGCAAGTATAAGAGGCTGAAGAAAGATCCCGAATACAGAGATGCGATTGATTATGCACATGCGAAGATGCAGGAACAGTACGAACAGAAGCTGATGACCACATCTCCGACAGGTGCTATTTTTGCGTTAAAGAACATGGGATGGTCTGACACAGCGAAGATTGAGATGGCTGTAGACGGACAGATGAGTGTGGAGCAGCTTCTTAAGGGCGGGAAGATGAAAGCCAAATGAGTGATGTCGATATTACCTTAAAGCAGTACATAGAGAACTATATGATGATTCAGACGAAGAACGGTGAGCTGACGAATCTTCATATGAACTATGCGCAGAACAGGTTTTACGACTATTTTGCAGACTGCTATGAGCGTGATGTGCCGTTCAAGATGATCGTGCTCAAAGCCCGACAGCTCGGTATTTCCACGGTTACTGAAGCGGTTATGTCAGCTTTGTGTATGACCAATTACTTCCGCAATGCACTGATTGTAGCCCATACTTCAGACTCATCCACACATATCTACAATATGGCAAAGAGGTACTACGATAATCTGCCGAAGGGATTGAAGCCGATGCAGAAGTACTCCAATGCCAAGGAATTAAGGTTTGAGAATCCTGCGAAAGATCCTCCCGAAGACATGAAGGGACTGCGGTCGAGTATCAGAGTGGCTACTGCCGGACAGGGCGGTGTCGGTCGTTCTCAGACCTTTAATTATATGCACTTGTCGGAATTGGCATTCTGGGAAGAACAGGATGGACAGACAGTGCAGGATCAGCTCACAGGTCTGCTGCAGACACTTCCTCAGCACGGCTTTTCAATGTTGGTGATTGAGAGTACTGCAAACGGATATAACTACTTCAAGAGTTTATGGGATCAGGCTGTGGCAGGGGAAAGTGATTATATTCCTCTGTTTATTCCGTGGTTTGAGATGGAGGAGTACCGTCTTCCATATAACGGTGAGGAATTCACACAGGATGAGCTTGATCTGAAGGCAAAGCATGGACTGGACAATGAACAGCTCATGTGGCGCAGATATGCCATCAGAAACCTCTGCGGTAACGACATTGATAAGTTCAGACAGGAGTATCCTTCCACTCCCGAAGAAGCATTCATCATGTCGGGTACTCCGGTATTCGATCTGCAGAAGGTCATGGCAAGACTGAATGAAGTTCCTCAGCCCATTATGCAGGGTACATTCTCTGAGATGGGCAACTTCTATGAGGATTCAAAGGGATACACCAAGATTTGGGAGGCTCCCGATCCCTCACACTGCTATGCAATCGGTGCGGATACTGCCGGCGAAGGATCTGACTACTTTGTTGCCTATGTTTTGGACAAGACACAGGGTGGAAAGATGGTCGCTCAGTACCGTGCAGAGACGGATGAGAACCTGTTTGTTAAACAGATCTATTGGCTTGGGCATCATTACAACTATGCGATGATCGCTCCCGAAACCAACTTCTCATCGTATCCGACCATGAAACTGCAGGAGATGGGCTACTTCAATATGTATGTAAGAGAGACTGTGGATACCTATACTGCCAAGACACAGAGGAAGTTCGGTTTCCGCACCACATCTCTTACCCGACCATTGATCATCGATATGCTGAAGGAAGTGGTTTCAGAGCACACGGATCTTCTTGTATCAGGGGAGCTTCTCAGAGAGATGCTCTCTTTTGTTAAGAACGAGAAGAACGGTAAGCCTGAAGCTGCATCCGGTGCACACGATGACTGCATTATGGCTTGTGCGATAGCTTACTTCGTGCTTCCCCAGGCACAGACAGGATTGTTCTATGACGATGACGATTCTGACAGCGGTGTCATATCAAGCGAAGAGCTGTCGTTTATAAATTACGGAGGGTAATATGGAGATTTTTACAACACTGCTTGTTGCATTCGCATGCTTTTTCGGCGGGTATTACTTCGGCAGGGACTCTGCCAAGGGCAAAACATTGTCCGAAGATGAGACAGATGCAATCCGGCAGGTGCTTGCAGTGCTGAGTTTCACCGGAGGTGCAGATGAAAATAAAGACAAGTCCCAGTGAAATCTACGATGAATACGAAAAGGGAAGGTCATTCAACTCTTCCCATGGTCTGTATGACACCGTAGAGAAAAATCAGAGCTTCTACCTCGGCGATCAGTGGAGAGGAGTGAACGCTCCCGATCTGACAAAGCCTGTGTTCAATATCATCAAGCGTGTTACGTCCTATTTCGCAGCCATGATCGTTTCTGATGATGTCGGTGTGAATATCGTTCCGTTCCATGCTACTGAGCAGAACAAGGCAATTGCCGATGTTATGTCGAAACAGGTTGAAGCTGTTCTTGAGAGGACAAAAGCCAACACCAAGTGCAGAACAAATATCAAAAACTGCGCTGTTGACGGTGATACCTGCATGTTCGTAAATTTCAATCCTGACATTGAGACCAATCAGGATGCAAAAGGTGACATTGAACTGGAAATTATCGACAACACAAACGTGATGTTCGGCAATCCGTATTCCGATGACACCCAGTCTCAGCCATATATCCTCGTTGTTCAGCGTTTATTCACCGAACAGGTCAAGGACATGGCGAAAGGAATGGGAGTTTCGGACGATGAAATCAATAAAATCACTCCCGACAGCGAATCAATGCCTCTTACTTCTCAAATTTCCGATGAATTAACCACTGTTATAACGAAATTCTGGAAGGAAAAGAAGGAAGAAACAGTCGGAATTGATCCGATCACAAGGGAACCGGTCAAAAGAACCCGTACTTCGGTCCATATGACCAAGGTTACTCAGAACGTAACCCTGAAAGAGCCTGTGGATATGGGCTATGTACGCTACCCTATTGCCTATATGACATGGGAACATGTTAAAAACAGCTATCACGGTCGTTCCCCGATCACCGGTCTCATTCCGAATCAGATCTTCATCAATAAAATCTATGCAATGTGCATGGTCTACATGACAAATATGGGATTCCCCAAGATTTTCTATGATCAGACCAAGCTCGGAAGACTGTCAAACGATGTCACAAAGGCTGTA